GCATATTCATCACTTTCCAGATGCGCTGAAAATCCACTATCAATTCGCTCAGTGATGGTGATGAAATCCCGCTTAAGTGCAGCTTCAAGCTGATCAATCCTATCAGATAGCTTTTTATTCTCATCCATTACATGTTTAAATAATTTCATTTTTTCAGGGTCTTGATAGCAGAAGCCGCAAATTCGTTCACTCATTTCTTTTCCCTCATGAAATCAAAACAAAATAAATCTGGCATATAGTAATAACAGCTAGAAATCCGCATATTATCCCAAGGCTAGCGCATACGAGATTCTCATACATTATTTCTTCTTTCCTTTCTTTCCCCTGCGGGCTTCACTATAAGCAATCGCAACAGCTTGATCTTGCTTCTTGCCTTCATGCATTTCACGTTTCACGTTCTCGCTAAAACCTTTTTTGCTGCTAGCTTTCTTTCCCTTCACTAATGGCATGATTTTTCTCCAATTCTAAAATAATTCGATTTAAAATATGACCAACAAAATCCTGTTCAAACTTTTTCACCAATTTATTTATTTCATCATATGGATTCATTAACCACGATAATCCGTAGCACGATAAAATAATTCCTGTTCTTTATTAAAGATTGTACCTTTAGCTTCGGTATGTTTCTCAACCCCTAATCCAATCTTTGGTTCAACCTGTTTATCAAAGGCTTTGTCATTCTCAACTTTTTTCATAAATATCCCTCCATATGCGAGATAATATTCTTTAGATGATTAATCACCAGTTTAGTAATACCTTTGCTTTCAAAAATAATTCCTTCACTACCACAAGAGAAGCAATAATATTTCCCTTTCAGAACATCAACTGACAAAGAAGGTGTTTCTTCCTGATGATTAAGACATTTAAAAATAAACTTCATAAATATTTACTCAGACATCGCTGAACTTTATTCAATGTCTCAGTATAAAATATCTCGCTCTTGCCAATCTGATCGCGTAACAAATCTTCAATCTCAATCAATGTCTCACTTCTCTTCTCATTCGCAACAGGATGATTAATGACATTCAATGCCATCTTGTATTCCTTTACGAAAGCTTTATTCAATGAGGTTAATCTTTTATTCAACTTCTCAATCTGATCTGCACATAATCCGCTGAAATCGTAATCCATTTCCATATCTCCTTGATAGTTTTTAAATTCCATTATTTACTTTTCATTCTTTTCTGAACAACCTTAATAGCTTCTTCCTCAAATTTATTTTCAAGATCATTAATCTCTTTCACAATATCATGGAATCTTTCATTTTTTATATATGATTCAAGAATATCCATTCTCTTGGTAATGGTATTAATACAAATTGAACCAAGCTCATATTGATCTTTAAGCTTAATGAATTCTTTCTCCAATTCTTTTTTGCTAATCTTAATTGTTTCTTTCAATTCATCACTAATCATTTTTCCTTCTTTCATTAATGGTGAAAGAATCTTCACAACTTCTTCAGCATTACGAGTATATGATACTTGTCTTTCAGCTTCCTCTCGATGCTGTTTACTTAATAGATCATAAATTTCCTTTTTAATACTCATGCATTGTTCAAGATAATGCTTTCCAATTGATTCCGCATTTACAGTTTCACTCATTCCTGTCTCCTTAATTCTGCCACCTGAATACTGGGTTCCACATATCAACTTCCGGTTTCTTCACTTTATCAGCTAGCCTTTCAGATGCAAATGGCATGAGCCTGTATTGCAATGCATCATGCGGATGTGAATATTTGTTTTTGTTCGGCTTCTCATGATGACGCTCATCACCACCAATACTCATTCGCTTGAAATGATAGCCAGACATAAATCCCTTCACCAATACAGGACATCCCTCACGTGAGATCAGGAATGCAGGACGGCCATCCACCATGAGATTGAGAAAGTATCTAACGGAATTGATTCGGACATCAGGATCGTTGGTAGTAGCAGCCCGAGTAGGAATACCAAGAGTATTGAGCTCGCCAATACAACTAAGTTCTTCCATAATCTCATCGCCCTTAGCACCTGCAGGGTCACCTTCCGCCCAGTCAGATACCTTGCAGTACGGAAAATCAATCGCAAGACGTGGTATAACAATATTTTCAGCAAAGGTTTTAATTCCTATATCTTCTGCAACATATTCTTTTAATACGCGTACCTGTCCCCTAGGCGTAAGCTGAACCACAACGCAGGCTGGAGTAAGTCCAAAGTCGAACCCAAGATATAATGGATCTCCCTGTATAGCTTCAATTGTCTGGACAGAATGAATATCATAATTGAACTCTGGGTACACACGCTTGCCAGACTCCACGAGTCCATATTTACCTCCGCAATATACCTTGATGAAGCCCTCAGATTGTTTCTCAGCGAGCTTGGGGTAATAATCGGATGAGAGATGCTTAGCATTGTCAGCGTCAGCATTTTGCAGATAGTTTCCTTCACCATCACGGATAAAATTGCCATTGCCATCCTCAATCAATCCAGAGGGTTGATGGAATACGTTATAGCTTGGTGTCTTGTTAACTTCGAAATCCCTGAATATCCAGTGGTCTTCGTCAGGAGGATTAGTGTCAGCAATGATCCCACTCCAATAAGGATCAGCGCAGAAACTACGACTAGGATAGCGACCATTAACGCGCCCCTTGAAGTGAGAAAGGACATTCTGTGGAAGTTCAGAAAGCTCATTCAGATAGACTCCTGTTAACTCAAGTGACTTGATTTTACGTACATCGTCAGGTCTGTCCAATGCAATAAAGATGAGATCAAGTTCTACGATTCCATCTCCATCATTGAAGATGTGTTCATAGGTGAGGAGTGGTTTCTGTCGCTTTCTAATGTCACCGAGGTCACCAAACCATGTGAGCCATGTTTGTAGGGTGGTGGAGACGAGCTCGCCACTTGTGTTTCTGACCACTGCCCATCTTGCTCGTCGTCGTCCGTTATACCATCGTGGCATACGACAAGCGGACTGTACGATTCTCTGAATGCACATGGTGGATTTACCACTGCCATAAGGACCGATAACAAGATCAACAAAGCCATCAGAGTCATGAAAAAGTTTGCCAGTAGGAGAGGGTATATAGATTTTATCCGTATCGCTTGCATGAATGATCGTCCTTTGATCCTCAAACGTGATGTGACGCTGAGTCCGCTTGTTGTAGGAATCTACAAACTCCATGCAGACCTTGAGCGCTTCCTTTGTCCTGTCACTTCCCTCACGCATGGTTCGCATGAGAGATTTCCTTTTTCTTGCGTGGCTCCCTGAGATGTTCCTCAGTTGTGACACGGAGACCACAACGCGTACATTGCCGTCTCCGTCTTATCTTGTTGTCACCATCCGTTCGTGTATCAATCACCTTGGTATCAGGATACCTGCAGCTTGGACAATCCATGAATGACTTCCCTGTAAAATAATAAACTAGCAACCCAGCGATATTTTCATCGCCTCATCATTCTTTGGCACTTCCTTGCCAGATGATGGAGCAGGTGATGGATGTGCAGACTTGGGAGCCTTCACAAACTTCTGTGGGTAATCTATTCCGTTCAGTCCACCCTTCATTTCGAGTGAGCATGTGTACAATTCGGTTGAGTCATTCATTTTCGTGTCCCTCTCAGTGTGCGATGAACATTCGCATGTGTCTTTGCCTTCATTGGCACTACATCAGGATTGAACTGACGCTTCTTGGGTTTTTTATCTTCCTTCTTCTTTGGCTTCTGATATTCCATCAGCTAAATCTCCTTTTCCCATCCTTGGTTTGATGAAGTTGAGAACGTAGTCCTCAAGCTGTTTATGTGATTCAGACTTAGCCTCGAAATCATCCTTGAAACATTTCTCCAGAAGAAAGGTAAGCGCACCATAATTCTTTGGGCAACCTCTGAGCTGAGTTACTGTTTGTGCTGCAACTTTGGCCTGTTCTTCCCTGAATCTGTCCGACAATTGTGCAAAGATGGTGTCTCTGCCCATTTCGGAATCCTTGGTACCACGGATTAGCCAGTCAGATAGAGTGGATTTAGGCACCTTGGAAAGATGCGCAACTTGATTTTGAATGATGACCTTGGAAACATTCTCCAGTACTCGTTCCATGATTTCCTTGGTGAGAGTAATGGGATTTCCAGGTGGATTAGGCTTCAACACTATGCAATTCCTTTGCAATAATTGAACTCAGTATGAATCAATTTAGTTCACAGATGCAATAGTCTTTATATCGCACCCTTGATGATAATGAGTGCAAGGCGATTAGCCCTCTCCCCTACCTGCAAAGCCCATTTGCTATCCAGCATTTCCTTGGCAGCACGCTCAAAATCATTGGCTTCAAGCGCAACGATCATCTTCCTGAAATTGAGAAAGCCCTGTATGCCAAGAGTAAAGCACATATTGATCAATGCGATCTGTCTTGCTTCGGATAGTTTTAGAAAAAATGGAAGGTGATAAGAAAGCTTGCCATAAAAATAAGAGATATCATCATCAAGTAAATAAAGGGCTTCCGTGAGGGAGATTCCTCTATCAACCAGATTACGACCAATCCCGATAGTAAGATGGCCAGTAGTATCAGTATAAGGAAATTGCCTGTATGACTCATCCTGCGTTAGTAACCCTTTCAACTTCTGTCTTGATTCGGGGTTCATCCATGATTGCTCCATGCAATAGACTTCCATCCATCGTATCGCAAGCCTGATCACAATGACAGCATACGTAAAATGATGTCCCCTCATTTCCACAATAGACCCATACCTCAGCCTTGTGGCATCTGCTAATAACCATGATTCATCCCTTGAATATGGTGGCAATCGGCCGAATTGCACGGCTCAATGTGGTTTTGCAATTCCAGCTAGGAACTTTTTCAACCCATTCCGCCATCCACACCGCTAGGGTTTGCGCGTGTCTCTATTCCACGCCGCGATTGCCATTAAAATGAAAAAAAAGCCCTGCCAGAGAGACAGGGCGAAATATTACAACGTTGGATCAATTTATGCAGCAGGCCTGGTAAACGATAAATAATGCAGAACTATATTCCTTGCTTCCTCAAAGCCATTTGCAACCTGAGCGTAATACCCTTTTTCTGTCAGGAATGCAAGCCAATCTTTCTGATGATCTGAAACCTTTCCACCTTTCGTTCGTTTAAGCTCAATATAGAGCCCATGGTACGATCCGGATGGTATGGGTATACAAACATCGGGTACGCCAGGACTCACGCCCATACGCTTTAATTTCATGGCCTCAAGCAGATTCCGGTGTCCACCATTAGGAATCGCGTAATGCCTTATGCCCTGCTTGGTCAGCCAGATCGATAGCACAATCTGTTCCTGATCCTCCGTGGGCACCACGGTCAGCTTCTGTTCCTTCATCACCTACATCCTTGTAGAGTTGATTCAGTGCATTCATATATCGCTTCTTGTACCGGTCAGATCGCCTCGACCATTCGTACTGGAGCTCAAGTTCACGTTTCATATGGAACATTCCTTGTTCCGTGGTTTCGTTAATTTCGTTTGTTCAACAAGGGAGTTGAAGCAAATGATCGCCTTCTCCAGATCGCCCTTGTTCGCAGCAATGACATCCTCAAAGTATTGATTGAGGAATGCTTCATCATCTCCACCATAGTGATCTGAGATATGTTTAATTGCAATCCATATTTCCTTTTTTTGTTCTTTCCATGCCTTTTCAGCCATCATTGCGCTCCTTGCAATTTTCTTGATCGGGTTTTGACTGGAATAGTGTTTTCTCCATATACATTCACGTATTGGAATAATATATATATAACTATATGATTAATATATATATTATACGTTATTCCATAGTGGAATAATGATGGAATAATATGGAATAATGGAATATTCTCTTTTATTATATTATTCCAATAATATTCCATGCATGGAATAATGCTGGAAGCCCCGTGGTTATTGGGCTCCACAGGGTTTTTCATTCCAATTATTCCATTATCTTTTATGCCGCGCAGATTAGTCGGCGATGAGTTTATACTTGCGGGCTTTCTTGATGAGTTTTGCAATTTTTGACTGTCCACAGTTCAACTCCTTGGCAATTGCCATCTGTGTCATTTTTAGACCAACCATCTCAACAACCATGTCGAGCTCACTCTTTTCCATGGATTGGCATGACCAGATGCCATTCATGAATGTCACCTCAAAGGGCAATGCATCCTTTCCACTGAAATTGCGATTCTTTCCATATTTGACCTTGAACTTCTTGGCTTGAACGATTTCCTCTTCGAGTGCCTCTTCATTGATGGGCTGCAGGGAAATGGTGACATCTGCGCCATCCATCATGCAGGAGGTGCCGCGATAGCCATTCTTGTCCTTTCCAGCGTGATGAACCATGATCACGGTCTTGCCAATGGATCGAAGATAGAGAAGCCAGTCACCTATTGGCTTCCATTCATGAGC